TGTCAACAACTATGGGTGTACAACACCAAGTATCTCAAACTGACACAATACCTAGCGGTGGGACCTGCGGGTATTCAAGTCAAGGGAACGACTCTGACTGGATGGGATACCGAATCCAGTACGTCGAAGACTCTACGAAAGCCAGAAGAATCCCTGACGGCACTCTTGTCCGCCGGGAAGGTAACTCTCCGTTCGTTTATCTCAAATATAAAGACAGCGGAAAGCAAGCCTAATGGGCGAATCAACCAAGAATGTATTCTGGTAAGGGTGATTAAGTGACGGACAATGTCATTCTTTTTCCTGGTGTCAAGAGAGACACACCACCTCAGTCGGTCGAGGAGATTGTCGATAAGGTAGTACAGGCTCGGCGAGAGCATGTTGAGGGCGTGATCAACGATCTCCTTCCAGACCTTATCCACATGTTCGGATCCTACGGCCTAGACATCAACTCCGATGACTACATCAAAGACGTTGCCATGGTGATGGAGTCGATCAAGGCGATGGTGAGTCGTCAATACCGTCTCGAACATCCGTTCCATAAGATGGTCGACAACGTCTTCGAGTTCAGTTTCAACGAAGACAATACAGTTGCGTACACATATAATTTTCCAACTAAGGATGAAGAGTAATATATCATGATTATCGTTGACTTGTCTCAGGTAATGATTTCCAATCTGATGGTTCAGCTTGGAAACCACACCAATACAGAGATCGAAGAAGATCTTCTTCGCCATATGGTTCTCAACTCGATTCGTTCATACAACCAGAAGTTCAAGAACGAGTACGGCGAGATGATCATCGCATGCGATGCCGGTAACAACTGGCGCCGTCAGATCTTTCCCTACTACAAGGCCAATCGCCGTAAGAACCGTGAGAAGTCTGAACTCAACTGGACTCAGATCTTCGACACGCTCAGCAAGGTTCGTGAGGAGCTCAAGGAGTTCTTCCCGTATCGTGTCATTCAGATCGACGGTGCCGAGGCCGATGACATCATCGGCACTCTCGTCGACACGTTCGGCAACACCTCCGAAAAGATCCTGATCATGTCTGGCGACAAGGACTTCGTACAGCTACAGCGTTACATGAACGTCAAGCAGTACGATCCTGTCCAGAAGAAGTGGCGTACCACAAACGATCCTGACCGGTTCGTGAAGGAACACATCATGCGTGGTGACACCGGTGACGGTGTTCCTAACTTCCTGTCTGCCGACAACACGTTCGTGGTCGGTGCTCGCCAGAAGCCACTCAGCCAGAAGAAGCTGGATGCATGGATCCACATGGATCCGCGTGACTTCTGTGACGAGAACATGCTGCGTGGCTACATGCGCAACCAGCAACTTGTCGATCTGACATTTATCCCTGAGAACCTGCGTGAGCAGGTGATGGTTGAGTACGAAGCTCAGGCCGGTAAGGGACGCAGCAAGCTCTTCAACTACTTCATTGAAAAGCGCCTTAAAAATCTCCTCGAAAGTATTAATGAGTTTTAATATGCCAAGACTAGCTATTGCACAAATCATCGAAAACGCAACAAAGATCGAGTCGATCGAAGACCGAGCACAGTACCTTCGTGATAATGATTCGGAACCGTTGAGGTATATCCTTGAACTGGCTCTGACTCCCGGTGTCAAGTGGGAGATTCCTGAAGGTGCTCCTCCGTACAAGCCGTGTGAATACATCGACGTCGAAGGTCGACTCTATCAAGAGGCACGAACACTCTACATCTACCTGCTCGGTAACAAGCCAGAACTTACACGTCTCAAGCGTGAATCGTTATTCATTGGTCTCCTTGAGTCCATTGATAAGCGCGATGCAGAACTTCTTATCAAGGTCAAAGATCAGAAGCTGCCTCGTACAATCTCCACCAAAGTTGTCAACCTCGCATTTCCGGGTTTAATCTATGAGCAAGTCAGTCAAGCGTAATAATAAGTACTATGGCTATGATGATGAATATGAAGACTACTACGAAGATCATGGCCAAAAACTGAAAGAGAAACGAATCCGTTCGGCTCTTCGTTCTCGAAACAAAAACGCTATTTTTGATTTAATCGAAGAAGATTATTAATGCCAATCTATGAGTTTAGGGACAAAGAAACCGGGGAAACCTGGGAAGAGTTCCTTTCTATGTCTGGAAAAGACGAATACCTGGTTGCTAATCCACATGCAGAATTGGTTATCGGTGCACCCGCTCTCATCTCTGGGATCGCAGGTGTTACCCACAAGAACGACAGTGGATTCAAAGACCTGTTAAATAGGATTGGCAACGCTAATCCAAACTCTCCACTTGCGCAACAGCATGGAGACAAGGGCATCAAAGCCTCGAAGACTCGCGAAGCCGTTAATAGAGCCAAAAACAAAAAATAAGGATGATTCGTGACTGAAGCAAGACTTACTAAGAGACAGAAGAGAATTCTACGTCAAAACGGAGAGCATGAGTTAATCAACAATAAACCGTCGTTTAATTCTCCTAACTTTAACCTGAAACGAGTTCATCCACTTACAGAGAACCAGAAGAAAACATTTGATGCTTTCCGTGACGGCAAGCACCTGATGCTTCATGGTATGGCTGGTACCGGTAAGACGTTTCTCTCCATGTATCTGGCCATCGATGATCTGATGGGCGGAACAAGCGAACAGGAGAAGATATATATTGTTAGGTCTGTTGTGCCGACACGTGACATGGGATTCCTACCAGGATCTCAGAAGGAGAAGATGAAGGTCTACGAGGCTCCCTACTATGCCATCTGTAACGAGTTGTTCGAACGTGGAGACGCCTACGACATCCTGAAGCAGAAGAATGCCGTAGAGTTCATGAGCACCTCGTTCGTTCGTGGTACCACACTGAACAACTGTTATGTGGTCGTCGACGAGATCAACAACATGACTTTCCACGAACTCGACTCGGTGATCACCCGCATTGGTAAGAACTGCCGAGTGATCTTCTGTGGAGACTTCCGCCAGTCAGATCTGTCTCGTGAACAGGAACGCAACGGTCTGAAAGAGTTCATGAAGGTAATCGACCGACTCTCCGATTTTGAATATATTGATTTTCTAGAAGCTGACATCGTCCGCTCTAAACTTGTGAAGGAATACATCATTGCTCGCCAAAAGCTTGGACTACAACCGTAAAGACTTCGAACTCGATCTACTCGAGTTTGCTCACCTGAATCGTATCGATGGAGACACACGTCTCTACGAAACGCCGACGGGTGAACGCTATCCGTCTGTGACTACGGTTCTTGGTAGGATGACCGACAAGACCGCTCTCAACGAGTGGCGTGCCCGTGTAGGTGAGGCAGAGGCCAATAAGGTCTCCGCACGAGCCGCGTCTCGTGGTACGAACATCCACAACATGTGTGAGAAGTATATTCTCGGCGAGGAGGTTGATACCTCGATGCCTTACAACATGGATATGTTCAGACAGATCAAGATGGTTCTTGACGAGAAGGTAGACATGGTTCGTGCTACCGAGTGTACACTCTTCAGTCACCATCTCAAGATTGCTGGTACATGTGACCTGATCGCCAACTATAATGATAGACTCTCTATCATCGACTATAAGACATCAACCAAGCGTAAGCGGAAAGACTGGATCGAGGGTTACTTCCTTCAGGCCAGTCTCTACTCGTACATGCTCTGGGAGATGACCGGTATCGCCGCTAAGGACATCGTTATCATCATCGGCGTTGACGACGAGCCAGATGCACAGGTCTTCGTAGAGAGACCGTCAAACTATATCGAAAAGGCTGCTGACCTGGTCAAAAGCTATCACAAAATGTATGGGTGAACTATGATTCAACTTTGGCAATATTGGAAAACCGGAATTTCTAGTGAACAGGTCGACCTTATCATCGAGTCTGGAAACGAACAGCCTTTGGCTGAAGCAGGACTCGGATTTGATGGATCCACTCAGAATAACCAGTACCGTTCTTCAGAGATTCGTTGGATTCCTACAGCTACACATCCGTGGATCACTAATCTTCTGTGGTCCTTTGCACAGACGGCAAACCGAAACGCGTTTGGATTTGACCTCAGCTATCTGAACGATATTCAATACACCACATACTATGCCGATCAGAATGGTAAGTATGACTGGCATCACGATACGTTCTGGGGAAACCCTACAACATTCGATCGCAAGATCTCTATCGTGATCCAGCTATCTGATCCAGAAGATTATGATGGTGGAGATTTTGAGATCGATCCACAGTATCCAGCACTGCCGGTTCAGGAGGTTCGTACAAAGGGTGCAGTGATCGCATTCCCGTCGTTCATTCGTCATCGAGTAACACCGGTAACTCGTGGTGTTCGTCGTTCGTTGGTCTGTTGGGTAGAGGGTCCTAAGTTTCGATGAAGCTGAATCTGGTTATCGCCGAAGATTTTTATGATAATCCAGATGAGGTAAGAGCCTTTGCTCTGTCTCAACCGTTCGACGTTGTGGGCAACTATCCAGGTGCTCGAACAAAACCGTTCATGAACGACTCGATGAAGGCGATTATCTCGAGACTCGTAGGACCGACCGCCGGGCCCGTCACAAACTGGCACGAGGAGTGTGGATTCACCGGTGCGTTCCAACTCTGTACAGCCGCTGATAGAACCTGGATACACGCTGATAGCTTTAATACATGGGCCGGTGTGTGCTATCTCACGCCGAATGCGCCGTTATCCGGCGGAACGTCGATATATCGACATAAGGCCACAGGCCATCGTGAGAAGATCGATGCCGACTATGAGTCGTATGACTATACCAAATGGGAGGTGGTAGATCGAATCGGCAACGTCTACAATCGTATCATCCTCTATCGTGGAAACCTGTTCCACGCCTCTGTGGATTATTTCGGTTCAAACATGCAAGACGGGCGGTTGTTCCAGACATTCTTCTTCGATACCGAACACTAAAAATTCTCCATATCAAACTAATGCGGCTTCGGCCGCATTTTTTTTCACTTTCCGATGTACATTATTTCGAAAACAAAGTAGGTTGGTAAAGTAAGCTAAGGAGAAAAACATTGTCCAACACCATCACCTTCGATTTCGATTATAACCACAATATCTTCGAAACCCTCACTCCCTACTATCACTATATCACCAAAATCGACTATCACACCCAAAACCCTAACCCCACCATCTCCATCACCTTCATCCACTCCTCCATCCTCGAAAAATTCAAAACCGAAAATCACCTCTAACATTTTTTCAAAAATAACTGTGTACATATATTCCATTCTGCTATAGAATGGTTATACCAACAGTGAAAAGGAATCTATATCATGGCTGCTCCTAAGACTATCCTCCTCGGTGATCGTGTTCGCTACGAATCTGCTGCCGGTACGATCCGCGGTGAGGTCGTCAAGATCATGAAGGACTACAACGCAGCCGGCGACCTGATCGACTGGATCTACGTTGAGTACTACAACGAAAAGTCGCCTTCGAAGTATTCGATCGTCCGCCTTGCCGATACGGCTCTTGCGATGATGAAGTTCAAGGTGATCTTCCGTGATTGCATCAACTATGAAGCGCTTGCCGAGCGTTATGCCTACGAACGTATGATGGAGATGTGATGAATATTGTAACGATGGACTCGACAAAGGATCTTGTGACGGTTCAGATCAACCACAAGATCTTTGCAGCTCCTCTTCAGGACTGCATCGGATATCCTGAAGACTTTTTTCTGACTGCAGACGAGACCGCTCTCGAGGAGATCGGCTTTGAGTTTGCATACGGTGTCAACGCGTACTAAGGATCTCACATGACTAACTCTCCTACTATCGAATACTTCGGCATGGAAACCGTCGAGAAGGCCATTGCCGACTTCTTTTCAAAGCACGGCGTCACCGAGGATGTACGTGACTATCTGATGGCACTCGAGATCGAGGATGCCGACGCCTTCTTCCAGATGGTAGAAAATTATGTCGAACGAAAATAGTTGTGTACATTATTTTAAAAACATACTATACTGAGAATATAAGCAATGGAGATCGTCATGGAAAAGATTCGCTTCGAACAGATTCGCAAGACCTATAACGGCCGTAGCGGCTGCGCCTGCGGTTGTAATGGTATCTACACTCTGCCGAGCCACGTTTCGATCGAAGAAGGCAACAAGGAAGTTGGTTGGAACGCCTATGACGAAAAGTCGATTTCTGATCGTCGTGCCAAGATCGCTCTGACCAAGATCAACAAGGCTATCGACGAGTACGGCTCTCTGGCTTATGATAACGGCCGTGGCGCTTTCGAGTACTATGGCAAGGACGTATGGTTCTGCTACTCGGATTCGTTCGTCGGTATCGATGTCAACGGTCGTGCTACTACGGTATATTTTTGAAAATAACTGTGTACATTATTTTCAAAACAGTCTATACTGAGAATATACTGATTGAAAGGATACATTATGTTTCAGGTTATTCGCGAACTCAAGGCCGCCACCACTCCTTTTCCGATCATCTTCACCGCGCTGTGGGTTATGACTCCTGCGTAATTTTTCGAAAATAGTTGTGTACATTATTTTCAAAATATCGTAGTATGAATAATAACGAATGGAGATTGTCATGAACTACTGGACCCGTGAGATTGCTAAGATCCTGAACATCGGTCTCGAGACCGCTCTGCTGGTTCAGGCTGAGATGGAATGTAGTGGCTTCGACTTCAGTGAAGCTACCGATCGTCAGTTTAAGCGTGAAGCGAAGCTCTGCTTTGCTGTGATTAATAACTAATATTTGTATTGAAAAGGAAACTATATTATGGCACATATGATTGAAATGCTCGACGGCAAGGTCTCGATGGCTTGGGCTGGTGAAACCCCCTGGCACGGTCTTGGTACTCAGGTTCCGAATGATCTGACTCCTGAACAGATGCTCAAGGCTGCTAATCTGGACTGGACCGTGACTCCGGTTCCTGCCTTCGCCGAGATCGGTGGTAAGCAGGTCGATATCGGTCGTTCGGCTCTTGTCCGTGGCCGTGACAACAAGATCCTTGACGTCATCACGA